AATAGCGGCTTCCGGAACGCCGCGCTTCCTCAGCTCGTCGGCAATGAGCTGGACACCGGTGAGGCTGTAACCGCCCCTGCTAGCCACCTAACGCTCCCCTAATCGACGGCGGTCGGACGCGACGCGGGTTCAACGGGACTGGCGGCGTCAGCGGCCCGCCGCCCATGGCCAGCGGCCCCATCGGCGCGCCCATCGGCGGCCCGGGCGGGGCGCCGCCCAAGGAAGGCATGCCGGCGGCTGATGCGCCGCGCGGAGCTTGCGTCGCGGCGTTGAGCAAGCCCATATGGATGCCGCGCTTGCCGCCGGAGCCTGGGATCTTGAACACCGCCTGCGGCGCGATCTTGGCTACGTCTTCCGCCATAGGCCCTACCACTTTCGGGTAGGATTTCGGATCGCCTTTGTAGCGGTAGGCGTGGATAGGAACGCCAGAGGGATGTGTGCCGATCCGAGTGATGTCGGTCTTCATTTTCCGATCGGACAGCCCCATCAGCGGAAAAGCGCCGCCGCTACCGAATAGGCCGCCGAGCGTCTCCAGGCCGCTTAGCCCCGCCTGCAGCGGATTGGCTGACTGCTGAGTCGTAGTGACCTGGTTGCCCTGTGTCGCCGTGCCATAGGGCGTCATGCCGAGCGCGCTCTGCAACGCCCCCAATTGCTGGGTTGGATAGCCCCAAGCATTCTGGAATTTCTGTTGCTGGGCGTTGATCTGGTTCTGCGCCTGCTGTTGCTCGCCCTGACCGGCGGTCATCAGTTCAGTGAAGTTGCGCGCCTGATTCAGCTGCGCCTGCTGGCCAAGTCCGGCTAAGCCCTGCGACGCCTGTAAATTGAGCCCGCCCTGATTCTGCTGCGCCTGCTGATTGGCCAGCGCCGCCTGCATCCGGGAGGCGATATCCTGACCGGCCGCGCCCTGCGCCTGGGTGAAATTGGCCTGGTTCAATTGCGCCGCCATCTGCGCCATATCCATCGCGCCCTGCGCCTGGGTCACACCCTGCTGCACCGCCGCGCGCGAGCCGCCGAACGCGCCCTGCTGAGTGGCGTTGGCTTGATTGCCCATCATCTGCATACCCAGATTTTGCTGCATGATCGGCAGGGTGGCGTTGATCACGTCCTGGGTGTACGGATTCATATACGGTTGTAAATTGGTGTTCGACAGCTGACCGGCCGTCACCTGCTGCGGCTGCTGGCCGAGCACGCCCAGATATCCAGCCTGGGACGCGTCATATTGGTTCTGCCCGACATTGCCGGAGCTGCCCGCCAGATTAAACGCTTGCTGCTGCTGCGGCCCGAGATCGGCGACCATCTGGCCCTGATATTGCTGCAACGGCCGATTGGCGACGTTCTGGGCGAAGGCGTAATTTTGCTGCGCCGCGTCGTTAATCCATGGCGGCAATTGCTGAACTTGCTGCGATTGCGTTTGCTGCGTGGTGTCTGCGCCGCCCATGGCTCATAGATCCTTCTGATAGAGCCAACCTTTTGTCTTGATTCTCCAGCCGTGAGCGAGCGCCCATGGCATCCATCCCCTACGCCCGTAAGTTACAATCGAATCAACAGCTATTTTTTCGGCGAAGTCAGAGATCTTCGCATGCATCGCTTCGCCGTCCGCAAGGTCGCCAACCATCGCGACCACCTGAAGCCTTTTCTTCTGTGGGTATGGGTTGATTTCGGTGATCGCCCAAGTGTTATTGACGGTGAACGATTGCATGCGCCCATCGCTGATCCGTTCGATAAGGTCGCTGACCGTATAGACGCCGCCCATGGCGGCGAGCACGCGCTCGAGCTTCTCAGGATAGCTGATCATCGCATCCTCCGCGCCGAGATGCTGCCGAAAATATCAAGCGCGCCGCCGCCGGTGAAAAGAATCTCCCCGACAATATAAACGACAGTGGAAGCGGTCAGGTTGAACCGGACGATCGGAGTGGCTAGCACCATGGAGCCAAGCGCCGCGCTGCCGCCGACCTCAGCTGTGTTTATCTCCGGGTTGCTATCAAAGGCGTTGAACGTCGTGCTTATCCCGCCCGATAGATCCGCCACATTCGCCGTCGGCGGGTCGATCCCAACTGTGCCCCATACGTTCCAATCGCCGGCCGTTAGTGTGATGCTGGTGAGGGACGTAGGCGTGGCGGATGGAACAGAGCCAGTCCCTGCAGGCAGAATCGCCTGCATGAACTCGCCGATGTGGCCGGTCGCGGCGTCCGAGCCGTCGGTGACGCCAATTCCGGACGAACCCGGAGGACCCGCGGGCCCAGTAGCTCCCGTTGGTCCGGCTGGACCGGTTGCGCCAGTCGCGCCAGTCGCGCCGGTCGCTCCAGTCGGGCCCGCGGGTCCAGCCGGACCGGTCGGACCGGTCGGACCGGCCGGACCTGTCGCGCCGCCGCCGACTCCGAAGACCGCGCCGGGTTTGCCTGTGCCCAGTTGGATCTCGGTCAATTCAGCATTTGGCGTCCCCCCGGTGACCGCCAAGCCGAATCGATAGACGCTCCGGCCGCCGTTTTGATCTTGCATCAATAGCCCGGTGGTCGCTGATGTCGCATCGACCATCCGGTTCAATCCGTCCTGCATCCAGGCGCGCAGACGGCGCAAATAGTCAGCCACGCTCGGCGGCAGGTTGGAGGGCAGATCCGGCGGCGGCGAGACGGTCATCGATCGCCCCTGACGGCAAAGTCAAACAAGTGCTGGCCAACAGTGAAGGGCGTGACTGGCGGCGACGCTACGCTGATTTTCATGCGCAAAGCGCGCCCAGTGACCCGTACGTCGACATAGCCAGAGCCATCCGTCCTGAGCTGATAGGGCTGCGACCAATTGCCCGTCCCGCCCGGTGATCGCGACATTTTGCTGTAAAATTGGAATTGCAGATTCGGCAGCGTTTGCCCGGGCGGCATGCGCAAATCCGGCATGAGTTGCTTGATCGTCGCCAATCTGGCGCCGGAGGTGAGATTCAGATCAAAGGTTTCGGCCCATGGCAACGGCGTGCCGGCGCTGTAATACTGATCGAGCTCATGCTCATAGATCAGCGTTCCATCCGCCATAAGGGTTTCTTCGATGTAACTCGCATCAATGCCGGCTGACCGGCTCATCGTGCCCTGTGACCACCAGCCTTCTTTGTAATTGTAGATCACGCAGCGGGTGTTGTACGGCTGGCCATTTTGCGGAAAGAACCACCACCATTCATTGAAAGTCGAGTTGTGCACCGCGCAAGCCTGCTCACGCACATTGGCTGGGTCATGGTCGTCGAGAATCCATGGGCGCACCAGGCAAGCGATCGGATTGATCGATGCGCCATCATAGGAATGCATGCCCTGATCGCTCATCCATAAGACCAAGCTTGACGTCGAGACGATCGAATGCGGCGACCATGGCGTGCAGCCATCCGCCAGCTCCTTATAGCCATAGACGTATGGCAAGCCCTGATAAGCGCTCAAATAGGCGCGATGCGCGGTGAAAAATAACACGCCAAATTTGCCGGCGTGCGCAGCGATGATCGGGCTCGCCGGCTCGACATCGAGAAAGCCAGATTGAGAAACCACCTCCGTATAGTTCCAGGTGTCATAAAGCTCTTGGTCAGACCAAGCGAAACGGCGGGACGAACCGCCATCGGCAGTGCCGTCGTGATAGGTGCCGAACGCCATCACGAACCGTTCTTGGGTGACGACGAAACAGCGCGCATGCGGCACGACCGATCCCGCCGCGCCAACAACCAGGGCCAGCGTTCCGCCAACCGCCGGGTCCCAGTACAGGAGCTCGCCAGTGATCGAGTTCATCACCAGAAGGATTGCGCCAAAATTATCGACCGACCAGACATTGGGAATGGTCTCGGTCGGCAGCGCTGTGCCGCTGGCGCGCGGCGTGCCATAGAGGTCGTCGCCATAGAGCAGATCGCCATAACCGCCTTCGCCCGGCCCAGGCGGGCCCGGCCATGGCGTCGCCGGCGCGACCGGAGAGACGTCGGTTAGCACGCCGCCGGTGTCGATATAGACATGCTGCTCGCACACATAGGCGATGTGCTTGGTGCCGGTGAGATCGATCCAGGCGTGGATCATCCGGCAGCGTGAGCCAAGCGGATAATGCGATGGATAAGCGAGCTGCTTCTGGCCGCCGATCGGCTGCATTTCGCCTTCGATCCAGCGCACCAGATTGACTTCGGCCCAATTCGACGAGCGCATGTTCTTGGTGGCGTTGGTCACCACGCCGCCCGGGATCTGAATGGGGGTGAACTTGGTCATCGGGCTCCGCCGACTAGGAGCCAGATGATCAGGATGATCAGAATCAGGCCGATCAGGCCGATCCCATAATGACCGCCGCCATAGCCATAGGCCCATGGCGCATAGCCGATTGGACCGCCGACTCCGCCTATTCCGCCGATTAGGATCAGAACCAGGAGAACGATGAGTATTAGGCCGATGCTCATGGCTGACCCCTATTGGTACCTGATGATGAAATTAATAACTAGAAATGGATGGTAAGTGTTGTGCGACGCGCCGCCACCAGTTCCATCGGTGTGATTAATGTTGCTCAAAGCAGGCTGGACAACGACGCCGGTGTAGGCAAAGGCGATATCGGCAAAAGCCGGCCCAACCGTGATGGTTGGCTGCTGGAAATCGGTAAATCCGGGCTGCGTGGTATAGGGGCCGACCCCGAGCGAAAAGTTTCCGCCCGGAACGATGACGCCGCCATGCCGGTGCGCGGCTTGCGACGCAGGATGGGTGTGCGGCGAGTTCTGACTGTGGACGTGCTGCGGATCATTAATCGGATGCGCGTGGCCCGGGTCTTCGATGACATGGGTATGGCCCGGTATCTCCGCTTCGACCAAGATGTGGGCGCTTTCGCCGCCGGCGGCGCCGACCGCGACCGGTCCAAAGGTCGCCGTTCCAACGCCAATCGGCGAGCGGGCGCCGAAATCCGGCAGATTGAAATGGCTGGAATCGACGCTGCCAAAGCTTGCGCCGATCACCGCAAACAATTTGTCGTAAGGCGCAGCGCGCGGTATTGACGACCCATCACAGAGCAGCCAGTTATCCGGCGCCGTCGTGCCGCCAAACATCTTGATTTCGCCGATAATCGTCGAACCGATTTGGATCGCGGTCTGATTGGCGAACACCTGAGCGTCGATCGCCTGCAAGTCAGAGTTCAGCTTGGCTCCCCAGGTGGCGAGCGAGCCATGGTCGGCGGGCATGACCCAGCCATAGTTGGTAGTTGCGCCATCGATGTCAGCCATTATTGCACATTCGGTATGGTTGGCATTGCGCTACAGGCCGATGAGGCCGAGCCGCCAGTCGTGATGCTGCTGGGATCGGAGACACCGGCGGCGGCCTTCCATGCCGACAGGCTCGCCAAGCTGGCGCCGTTCCATGTCCAATGGGTTTTGCTTTCATAGATATCCGCCGGGCTGCTTGGCGTGGTCCAAGTCGAGCCAGAGGTTGCATAGTTGGTTACCGTATCGCCAGCCCCGCCGAAATCGTCATTCTGGGAAGATATCGTCACACTATTATCGCTCGCAAATACCGCAGCATATCCGGCCGGCGTCACCAAATAGAATTTGTTTCCTGAAGAGGTGATATGGCCACCCGCTATGTCGGTTCGTGTAAGGCCATAATAGGTATTTGTTTCGCAAATTTGATTATTGGTTAACGTGAGTAGACTGGTGTTTTGCACTTCAAACCCGCCTCTGTTGGGACATGTGCCCACCGCTCCTGGACATCCCTGATCATATGCAATATTATTTTTAAATGTTACCGGAGTCCCGACCAATACAAGACCTTGCGTGTTGTAAAAATAATTAGTATCATAGGTCTGCGATGCAAACGTATTGGCTCCAACATATTGGTGAGCGGCTCCGTTTTTACCGATGATCCAATTGTTCGAATATGTCAGCGCTCCGTCTCCAGTCATTGCGTCATTCTGGCTGATCAAAGTATCGATATCATTGTTAGGAAGGCTCTGATCCATCTGAAAATAGTTGTTGCTGATACTAGAGTTTTTCCCTGTTGACACTCCATTATCGTAAATCAAGATCGGGCTTCCGCCGACGGTATGGCCGTGATCTATGGGCGAAGGAAAATACCCATCGACAAAGATGGAATTAGTCACCGTGGAACCGGCGACAACTCCTAAGGCCGCCTCTGAGTACTGTCTGCCAATCAAGTCATGGAAGACATCAGCGCTGTTCAAGGCGCTGCATGTAAGAGCGCCGGCGCCCCAGTTGGCCTTGCGACCCTCCAGAAAAGTCATGGTGCATAGGCCGCTGCCAAGTCCTATGTTGTATTGCCGATTAGCATAGTCATATACGTAACCGTTGGTGCTCGGATTGAGAGCGGACGGGTTGCAGCCGTGGATGTACATGACTCCTGAAGGCGGTATCGCCCAGAAGCCATCACTCGAACCGCTAATGACCAAGTTAGGAACGTAATAAGAACAAGCATTAGCATCGACGTTGGCTATGCTCGACTGCCAGCTCATGAACTTCCCGCCAGTCGTAGTCGAACCGTCATCCTCCCATACGTTTTCGAAAGCATTAGACGAGCCATAAGGCGGAGTGGTGGGGCACGGTCCACCTTGATTTTGAATGAAATTATAATCCGTGTTCGCGCCACCACACGCAGTGCCAAACGTTAGCGCCGAGTTGGTTTGGTAAACATTGGTCTGCCCTGCGGTCTTGGTCCAGCCAGTCGTAATAATATCCGCCCCATCAATAATTGGCAGGTTGCTCGTAGCGCCCGCGATGATTTGTGCAACCGATGTGCAGGGGCCATAACCGGTTATGGTGATTCCATTGGGAGCCGACCCCTGACTGATCTGCTGACGCCAATGCGCTGGAGGGGTTTCGCAAGCCAGCCCTACGCTCTGGTTCGCTGTCAGAGTCGGTACGGAAGTAAGGTTCTTGAATGGGCGCGCAGCCGTGCCGGGATTGGAATCGCTTCCATTTGCTTGATCGACACAATACGTCTGAGTGCATGGAACGCCAGCCGTGCCACTGCTATCTATCTCGGCTGCGTAGCGTGTGATCATGTGTCCGCTGGCTGCGCTATCGGCTTGGTTCGGATCAGCCAAGGTGAAAACGATGGTGTTGGGGGATGGAGCGGCGGGAGTGGCGATCACCTCACCGGTCTCGGTGATGATGTATTTGCCATCATTGGTCGCATAGAGCCAACCCGGCGTCTTGCCGCTCTGAACGCTCGACACGCAGGGCGTCGAAATGAAGCTCTTGTAGACCGGCGCCGAGCCGCTCCGCACGCCCGAAACGTCCCAATGCTCGACGCCGCAAGCCGTGCTTGAGCCGGCCCCCATGTTGGGGTCGGCCACATACAAATCATTGCCGTTCGGGGTGATCGCAATGCCATGGGAGTTGACGACGTTGCTGGTGCCCGGCTCGGTATAACCGGGCGGTTTCTGTGAGTCGTAGAGAACGGTTCCGGACGTGTTGCCGACCGCAAAGCCGACCCAATCTTCCAGGTTCACGTAAACCAGGCCATGCGGAACATCGACGGTGAAGGGCCGCACCCGGCCGTCGCCGGCGGTGAACGGGCCCACCGTGGTCTGGGCATGGGAGGACGTGTTGTACATGGTGACTGAATGGGTCGCCGATGGGCCGCCATGCAGATCGATCGCGGCCATGAAAATCGTGCTTGGCGAGCAAACCGTATTGTGTGGCCTGACCGCCCCGCTGGTCAGGTTGATTATGTTAGGGCTGGTCTGCGCGCCCGTCGCCGCGTTGAGCACATACCACGCGCTGGCGTAGGTGCCGGTCTGCACATTCTCCCCTGCGGGCTCATAGATCGTCGAATCATCGCTCGAGATACAACCCCTATCGATGGCAGCCAGCGAATAGTTCTGATCGTAATCAGCGCTGCCGTTAGTGAGGTTCCAGCTCAACAGACGGCCGCTGGTTGTATTCGTGCTGACGGACGTTACGCCATAGTTGGGCACATAAAGATGCGTGCCGGTCGAGTCGGCGAATAGCCCACGAATTCCCTTAACCGTCGTCGGCAGGGTGATGGTTTTGACTCTGGTGAAACCATTGTCGATGTCATAGACATTGATGTAGCCAGCGCCGCTGGGATAGGCGGTGCAGCTCGGGTTGCATTCTGGCGCGGTGGCCGCATACCAATAATGCGTCGGGGTCGTCCCTCCGCCTCCGCCGCCCGTCCCGCCTTCATAGGCGCCGGCGGCCGGCGGATTCGCCCACGGTTTACGGCCGTGATCGGCCGGCGGCGCCTGAGCCCCAAGCGTTTTGCCGTTACCGATCAGCGATGGGTTAAACGGGGCAAAACTCCATGAGGCCGATCCCGTGCCAGTATTGATTTTGGTATAGACGCCAGCCGGATAGGAGCCCACCGGCGAGCATTGGGTTATGCCAGCATTGCCGGAGGTGCTTAACGGGACCATCCATTTATCGCCGACTGCGCCGCCGGTTGGCAGATTGCAAGCCGAGCCAGAACCGGAGCCATTCTTGGCAAAGCCAGCATAGCTGCTCGGCGATGATGACGCGCCGGTAAACGATGGGTTCGGCCGCATGTTCAGCATCGGCACTCCCGCCGCACAATTCGTCATTTTAAATTCGTTCTGCACGCAGCTGACCCGGCCGCTCGGAAAGGGAAATCCGGGCAGAACCACGGGATTATAAGCGGTGACCGGCGACGTTACGCCAGTAACCGTTCGCCAGTCGTCCCCGCTCCAAATCGCCACGTCATTAAAGGGGCCGCTGGTCGTCACGTTGCCGACCTTTCCTGTACCAGTGCCAGTCGAACCAAAAAGATAGGGGTCGCCGCAGAAATATTGATTCCATGGGCTAAAGGTGACGGGCGTGGCTGTAGGACTAAAAGTCGGAAGCGATATGTTGCCGCCGACCGTGTTGCCGTCGCCGGAGCATGTCGTGCCCGTTGCACTATTGAGGCTTGTTGTGACGCGATAAATGCCATTCGCGACATTATTCTCCATGACGGAATTGGGCGGCTGCGCTCCTCCGGGACTAGTGCTGGTCTCATTAAATTTATGCTGTTGGTTAACATAGATACGGCCTTGACCCCCAAACCCATCATCATCATGGAACGCGTCATTATGCACAAGGACGTTCAACCCGCCTCCGCTGTTTATGCCGGGGGGATAGTTGGAGTTGAATATAATATTGCAGCAGAGATAATCGCCATCCCACACCCCATCGGTCTGAACAGGTCCCTGCGCGCCAATTGGAAACGGGTTATCCGGATCAAGATAACTATAGAATTCGTTGTTGATTACTGCATGATTATAGTAATGCGATCCCAGGCCCGAACTGGGGCCGCCATGCTGCGCAAATTGCATAAGATCAGGATGCTGCAGTAGATAGGCTCCATCAGATATCAGATTATTAGCAATGATGATGCGATGCATCGTAAATATCTGCATTGCGTCCTGTGACTTGTATCTTACCTTATTATTGTAAAGAACGACGTTTGCCATAAGCTCGACCATAATTCCAATTTGCGTGGCTTTAATCGTATTGTTTTTGAGCGAGACACATGAATTGCCAATCACATCGTTGCCATAGGTGGGGTCGAGATTATTGGGCCCTGCGACTCCAGCGACGTGAATGCCGTAAATCTGGTTCGCCCAATCGACGCCGTTCCAGTAGCCCGCCGGCGCAATGTTCATAGCCGGATAAAGACGGATATTTTCTGCCGATATGGCCCGGGTCGCGCCGTTCCACACTGGCGGGTTTGAGGTCGCGCAAGCCGGCGATGGGCCATAGCTGGTGACTTTCGGATCGCAGCCAACAAACGGCGTGCCGTTTCCGGTCAGCGTGCTCGGGCAACCATTTTGGGCGTCACTTTGGCCGTTGAAGGCATTGGCCGCACCGCTCGGATCGCAGGTTCCGATCGTCATATAGGCCAAGCCCTTATCTGCCCAAGCGCCGCTCACCCCAACCCACATATGCTTGGTGTCGGTGGCGAAATAGGCGTTGTTATCGACCTCCGCCGGCAAAGCGGAGGAGCTCGACACATTGCCTTTCGGCACATAGGCGGCATTGCCCTGATAATTCTTAATCACCGTGCCATTCGGGATGCCGGTGCTGGGCCCGTCTTGATAGCCGTATCCAGGGGCCGTAACGAAATAATAAGACGTATCGGTAAACAGAGTATTTTGTAAGAAAAGCTGAGTTGAATTGGCCGAAGCAGACACCGACACCTGCGGCGGATCTTGGTGGGTCTTATCATAAGGGCTGGCGGTGAAGATCGTGCCGTCGGAATGGCCGCCGGTCTTCGGATAGCCTGCTCTCCAATCGTCGCTCGAATGGCCAATCCAGCCAGTGACGCCATTGTCTTCAAGGATGATGTCATGCGTCGGCGCACTTTGCGTGCCCTGCACCAGGATCGTGTTCGCGTTCTGAGATGCGCCGGGTTGCAGGGCATTCCATTCAAACCCCAAGCCCTTAAACAAAAAGCCGGCCGATCCAGCGATCGAAAGCTGGTTCAGGACCGGCTTCTTGGCCGCGGCCGGATCGGCCATGATCCAGGTAAATTGGGTGGTCCCGGTCGTCGTGCCGGTGCTGGTCGAATAGTCGCCATTTAAAGTCAAAGTCCCGAGCGAACTGCCATCCGCCTTTGGTTTTATATAGACCGCGTCGCCCGGCTTGATGGTGCCGGGGAACAGGCCGCCGGACGGATAGCCGGTCACCGTGCCAAAGATCGCGGTCACGTCCTTAAACGGACTGGCGACATGGCCAGTCGCCCCAGCCGTCTGGGTCTGTCCATTATCCGGGTCGAACCACCAGACATTCGCCGCCGTGCTGGTCGGCGCGACTGGCGGCGGAGGACAACCAGGCCAGATCGCGTGCCCGTTCTGTAAAAAGTGCGCCGGAAAAACCGGTAAGGCCGTTGGAGCCAGGCTGTGGCCGGCGTTATCGGTCGCGCCGACAAACGGCGCTGGCGGGTAAGAAGCCTCCACCGGTCCGATAAAATCGCTGATCGCCGTGGCGCTGCCGCTGGCGTTGGTCGCCGTCTCGTCGACCTGCAGCCTCTGCCCGATCTGTGCGGAGGTGAGCGGCCCATAACTCGATGCGGTGCTCAATTGCGGGCCGCCGATCATGTGCCAGGAATAGGTCAGAGTCGGCGTTGGCGAACCGGTCCATGACCCGGGCTTGATGGTGAGCGGCAGGCTCGACACGACATCCAGGCCCTGGATCTCCGGCAGCGCGACATTGACCGGCGCCGAACCCGGGCCACCACCGCCTCCGCCGACTGGCGTGTCATCTGCGCCGATATTCAACGGCGGGGCGCCCAAAGCTAAGCCGAAAAAGTCATTGAGACCGGGCGAAGTGATCGCCACGCCAGCGTTGCTCGCCGCTGATCCGCTGGTGATTTTATAAGCCGAAGCCTGCGACGATGGCGGTCCAGGCGTGGCGTTGGCGGTTGTGCCGCCGCCAGGATTGGTTAGGTTCGGGTTGCCGGTGGTTCCGACCGGACTGCCTGACACTTTCTCCTGACCAGCGCCCTGCCAGGCCGATAGGCTCGCATAAGACGTGCCGGCGTTGGCGCCCCATTTGATGCTGAACGAACCAGGCGTGTAATAGTCATTGCCGGTGAACACAACGCTAGCAGGCGTCGCATCTGCGCCCTTACTCGACACCAGCGTCACGCCGCTCAGCGCATAAAGGATGTTGTTTGAGATATTGGCCCCGATCGTGCTGGCGCTTGGACCGGTGACGCCGATTGCTCCCAACGATGTGGTGTTAGACGCATAGATATCGTTGCCATAGACCTGTGCGCCGGTCAGGTTGGCGCTCGAATTGAGCGTAATCCCGCCATAACCAATGGACGCCTTGTTCGCATCGTTCTGGCTAATATTGTAGCGGACGATATTGCCTGACGAGCCGGTAATCGTCCCGTCATTGAAACTATAAAGATGAAAGCCTGGCCCGTTGTTGTCGTGAGAATAATTGTATTGCATGGTTGAGTTGCTGACGCCGCCGTCGAAATTGAAGCCGCCGCCGTCAAAACTATTGTTGGTGACTTGTCCATATGATTCACTGTATTGAATGGTCACACTGTTGGAGTCGGCGACATCAATGCCAAAGCCATCCGCGCCGCTGGCCCCATTATTTGCCGCAAGGCTATATTGGACGACGCCGCCATTGACATTGCTTAAATGGATGCCTTCGCCGGTCCATGCCGCCGTGCCGAAGCCAGAATTGTCATGCGCATAGCAATGATCGATCGTGACACTCTGATAGGCCGCATTGGTCGCGCCATTGCCGCGATTCGGCGCGGCCTGCAGATCGATGCCAGCGCCGCCATTGCCGTCCGTGCCGCCGGTGTTGTTGTAGGCGGTGATGTAAGAGATGTTCAGATTTAGATAGCCTGAGCTGCCCGCGAGTCCCTGAAGGCTCAAGCCGTCATTGGCGAAACCATGCACACTGAGATGGCTGACCGTGACCCCGTCGAGCCGCACATTGCCGCTAAGATCATTCTCAATCAGCACGCCGCCCCAGGCGTTGGCTGCCATGGGCGTGGTCGCGCCGCTGCCGGCGAAGACCAGATTTTGCAGAGTGAAACCGCCGATATTATAGGCCATGAAAGCGGCGCTATTGCCGGTCGCCTGAATGGTTGCCTGACCGGCCCCATAGCTTTGGATGACCACCGGCGTGGTCGCCGTCCCGGATAGGTTCGACGCATTGAAACAAAGATCGACGGTCGTCGCCTGCGCACCCGCGCCGCACGCCACTGCGGTCGCCAAGGTGAAGGTCTGGCCGCCTTGAAAATTGATGCTATCGCCCGGGTTGTATCGTCCGGCGTTGACTTTCGTCAGCGTCTTCCATGGCAGCGCCTGGGTGCCCGGGTTGGTGTCGGCGCCAGCCGAATTGTCGACATAATAGGCCGTCGCCACCGGCCCCCCTCCGCCGCCGGTCGAGCCGCCGCGCTGCAGGTAGGCATATCCGTTGGCCGACCAGACGGCCGCCGCAATCACAGAGACCCAAACGAGAAAAGGCTTCATTGAATTTTCGCCGTGATTGCCGTTTTCCAGTTCGCATTGCCGGTGACCGGCGAGCCGGTCAAAGTCCAGGCATTGTCGACCAGACCGCCAGAGACCGCAGTCCATGCATGGCCGGAGTTGGTGTCTTGCGCGCCGAACAGAGAGAGCCCATTGCTGCCCGGACAGGCAGGACTGCCGGTAATGGTCGCAACCGTCCCGCCTGACACATTGGTCGGCGCCGTGTTTGCAGCGGTCGAGCTCTGCGATGTGATGATGCGCGCCGCCGTTCCGCCCGGGGCCACGCTGGTGCAGGCGATCAAATTGGCGAAAATGATTGACTTACTGCCAAGCGCTGGGATTATGTTATAGTTAAACTGGCCGCTGACGATGAGTCCATTAAAGCCGGCAAACCAGCTGGACAGGGCGACGGTCGCTTGCGCAGTTAGAACGGCTTGGTTAGGCACGCCGGGCGTATAGGCTAAGCCAATTCCAGGATTGACCGTGGCGCAGTCGGTTCCTCCCGCACAAGACATCAGAACCGAAACGGTGTCGCCGGCCGCGAAACTGACCGAACTGGCCAAAGTGCAGGCTGGACCGGAGCCGCCGCCGATGTGGTGAGCCGAGCCCGTCGTATCGGTGCAGCAACCGCCGGATGCGCTGAGGCCCGGCGTGCAAAACATGCCAGACGACGGACTTGCCGAACAAGTCGATGAGCCATTTTTGCACACGGTAAAGACATGCGCGTCGGTGGCGTTCTCGGCTGCGTTGGTCAAGGCGAACAAGCCCGTAACAGTAATCGCTTCCGGCAAAATGGCGGAGATCGTTATTTCCGTGGCGTTGCCGGTCGCGCCGCCGCCCGGCGCGAGATAATTAGCCGCCTGAGCGCCAACGCCCGGCCACACGCCCATCAGTAGCGCGCCCTGCTGTGGGCTCGTGCTGGTCAACAGAAAAGACACCGAAGAGGTGACATTTTGCAGCCAGGCAACGCCATGCGGGTCCCATTTCCATTCAAAGGTATCGCCGACATTGACCGCGTCGGAATGAGTCGCATCGTTGCAGGAAAAGGGCGCAGTGGTCGGCGTATAAGCGCAGGTGACTGTCCCGGCGTTTCCATTGATCACATCGGTGATCGTCGCCGCGGAATTCACTAATCCCAGATTGCTGTAGAGCCCATAGATCGTTCCGGCGATGGGAATCGGTATAAGGCGATTCGTCGCCGTTGCGGACAGTTGACCGCTTACCCAACTCCCGATTTGCCCGCCATACTGGAGGTTGGTTCCCGATCCAGGCAGCACAAACGTCGCCATGATTGGCGCAGTGAGGCCAGTCGGTGGATTGGGCGGCCGGTAGACGCCGCCGCCAATGATTTCCTCCTGAGCCGCAACGCTGATCGGGCCGCCAGCCAGGCCGATCAGGACGGCGAGCGCCAGCGCGCTATTTCTGAACATAGGCGACATGGACATTGACCTGTGGCGAATTGGCGGTGTCAAACAGGACGCACAGCGCATTGCCTGTGGTCTGAGTCGCCGCCGGACGGGTTCCCGTCAATTGCACGCCGCCATTGGCGGCGAACGCCATGCCGCTGGTGGCGGCGACCGTCGCCGCATTGCCATAGACCGACACTGGCGTCGTGCAGCTCGAGCCCGAACCTTCGATGAACGACACATGCGCCGCAGTTGAAGTCACGATCGTCGTGCCGGCGCATAGATAGATCTTCTTGCCGGCCACGCCGGCGACCAGTTGCCCCGTCCCGGCCGCGGTCGCGAAATCAAAATAGCTATTGGGCTGATCACAGGGGGCGATCGCCCGGATCTGCGGCAAGCCGTTGATATCGAGACCGCCGGTAGCGACGCCTTGAGCCGGCGCTGTCCCGCCCGGAGTGAACACACCCTGCGCCATATTGGCAACGACTTGCGATAGCCAGCCAACCAGGCCTTGACCGCCGGAGCCCAAGGTCTGGCCAGTGATCGGCGCGCCAGTATCGGTGATCGCCACCGCGGAGGCTGGCGGCGTCGATGGGCCGAGCGGCCCGGTAATCGTTGTGCTGCCGCCGCCTCCGCCGCCGCCGCCCGAGCCGCCCGGACCGCCCCAAGGAGAGATCAGCGTCGTCGATTGGGTGTAGCTGATCGACCCGGCTAACTGCACGGGCGCGCCGGTGCTGACGATGCAGACCGCATTATTGATCGGAATCGTCCCGAAAGTCGGGCCAAAGCCGGTGCCGATCGACACGCCGCCAAAGGCCGGCCACGGATAGGCGCCGGTGAGCACGGTCGTGCCGGTGCCGCAATTCGTGCCGGTGCCATATTCCAACGTCAGGCCGCCCGCCGATCCAGCCATCACGTTGAGCTGGGTGATATAGGTGTAATTGCTGGCTAAAGCCGGAATGATTTGCGTCGTGGTGGCGCTGGAAATGCTGATCGGGGCGCTATTGGTGGTCTGCGGCGTGCCGCCGATGGCGGTGTTGACGCAACCAATGATGCAATCGACTTTGAGGTAGCCGTTCACGTCGGCTTGACCAGCAACCATGGTGTTGTTGGTCAGAGTCGGCGGCGTGGCCAAATATTGGAAGCCAGCCGCGGTGCCGGCGGTGGGATAGGTCGAGCCGAAGTTCGAAGAAGTGCCGCCTCCGCCGCCGCCAGTGCAGCCAGTGGTGCAGTTCACCCGGAGTTCGCCCGCCGCCGTGAGCGACACGGGCGACGAATTGCCGGTTGTGTAACCCGGCGCGGCGGTGGTGACCGCGCCCAGCATGAGCCCGCCGATTTGACCGCTGGTCGCCGCTCCCTGCCCATAGAGGCCCCAGAGCGACGCCGTGCCGGGATTGGTTAGGAACGGCACGCCGCCGGTGACGCCCTGCACGCCCTGCGCCGCCGCGGCGCTCGTGCCCGGGGCGGTGGAGTTCTGATTGGCGGCGGTCGCAGCATTGGCCGCCAGCGGCGCGGACGCCAACGACACCGCTTGGGTGGTCGGGAAATTCATCACATGGGTTTGCGAGCCGCCGTCACCATTGATCGCCGGTTGAGCGGACGCGGTCGCTGCATTGGGCGGCAGCGGCAATGCGGCCGCGCTGATTGGCTGGGTGGCCGGGAAATTCATGATGTGCGCGTTTGCGCCGCCATCGGCGTTGAGCGCCGGCTGACCGGACGCGGTCGCCGCATTGGGCGGCAGCACGGAAGACAACACATTGGCGTTGACGCCAAATACGCTGAGCGTTGTCGGGGCGGTTCCCCAGACCGAGCCGGAGGCGGCGACCATATTGCCGCCGGAGATCGCCATGCCGTTAAGAGTGGCCGATGTCGGCGCCGGGGCAGGCGGCGAGACCACGCCAACCGACGCATTCGAGCCTCCAGAACCGCCCGAGCAGCCAGCGATGCAATTGACATTAAAGCCACCGCTAGTCGAACCGATCACCGTGCCGCCGCTATCGACAATCTGGGTTTTCTGGCTGCCGCTAGTTTGATTGGAGGCGGTCGACGCATTGGGCGGCAGCGCCGCAACTGAGCTGGCGATCGTCTTTAAGATCGCGATTTCCGAGCCAGCTCCGGTCGTCCAGGCCGGGTCGGCCTTGGTCCCCATGGTGACCAGCGCGCCATCGGCATAGGAATTGTTGGCCGCGGTCACCGGACCGCCGCCGCTGGTGCAGCCGGAAGCACAGTTGAACGACGGCGGCGTGGCAAATCCGGGCAGCGTTCCTAAGATCTGGGCGTTGACGCCCAAGACATTAAGCCCGGTCGGAGCGGTGCCCCAAGGCGAACCGCTGACGCCGACCATGCCGCCGCCATTGACCAGCATGCCCATATAGGTCGCTGAGGCCGGCGCCGTGCCCGGGATCGCGCCGACCGAAGCGTTCGAGCCCGAGCCGCCTGTGCCGCTGCTACAGCCGGAATCGCAAATGATATGCGCAACGTTGAGCACATTGGCGTTGACATCGAGCACCACGCCGCCGTTTGGCGGGGTGCCCCAGATCGAGCCTTTCGGGCCGATCATATTGCCAGATGGGTCGGCCAGAATGCCGATGTAGGTTGCGTAACCAGGCGGCGGCGAGCCCCATGGCCCTTCCGACAATCCGCCGCCGCCGCCGCCGCCGGCCGCGCCGCCGACCGGGGTGAAGGCATGCGTCGTCTTGTTGACCGAACCCATCTGCGCCCAAATCTTGGAAGCGTCCTGCACAAACACCGGCTCCGGATCGCTCGAGTGATCGATGCCCATCTTCGCCGTCGACGGATTGTTCGACGCGGTCTGCGCCTGAGCCCCGACTGTAAAAGCTGTAACAGCTACGAACAGTACGGGAACGAACCCAGCACAAAGCCATTTCATGATGTTCATGACGGCGACCCCATATAGCTGTAGACCGCGATGACCATATCGGACGGCACCACTGAAATTTCGGTCGATGTCCAATAGACGTTGCGATTGGTGTCGACGTGGAACGAGCCGTCGACGGTGGTGAAGGTGACGCCATTGATGACGAGCTCGCACAAGCCGCCATAGGGCGTATGGCTGATCTGGGGCAGCGTATTGATCGCCGTAGGAATCAGCCGCTCCATATTGTCAAGCAAGACCAGAGACATGGCTCCGCATCCGTCAGTTTCCACCCAAGTGTTGAACACCAGGCTCATCAGCCAAAGCTCCGGCGCATACGGGTGAGACGGGAGCCGGAGGCCTTCGATCGCTGATGCTCTTGGTTGAGCTTCTGGATGGCGTCTTCGGCCAGCGCCTTCATATTGGCGGCGCTCTGTTCTTCACCGATGGCGTGCAATTCGGCGTGCATCAGCGCGGCATACAAATACAGGCTGGGATATTTGCTATAGACCCAGGACGGGGTAGCGTCGGCGAAGACCGGGACTTCGGCATAATAGGCGATTTTGTAAGGCGTGCCGTTGACCTGATCCGGCTGGCCGCCGAAGTAGATCGTCCGGCCGATCAAGGTGTAGAAGCGCCAAGTTTGTTGGGTGGCGCTGGTGTCCCGAACCGCCTCAGTGCGGAAGAATTCTTCGCGCGCCTTGTAATGGATCGGACAGAAGCCGGTCGACGCCCAGCCGGCGGCGATCTGCACCAGATCCATCTCTAGCCAATCGTCAGGCAATGGGCCGCAAGCGTCGGCGACGGTGTTGGAGGCGTATTTGATCATGCGCGCAATGCGCAGTTCAGAATTGAGCTTCTGCTCGGCGGCCCGCACATAGGACATGACCAGAGCGTCCGACCAATCCTGCCGGTTGGCCCAGTCCCGCAGCGTAGCGACGAAGTCGCTGTAATCGCTCATAATTGCCCGATCCGGGCGACATAGCCGCCAAGAAACTGCACGTATTCGCCCTGTCGTCTCTCGATAATTTCCGGCGGATCATTCCACCATAAGATGGCCTCCGCGCAGCCTAGGCGATCCCCCAGGTTGAACCGTTCGGCGAATGTCGACTCGGCAAATCCGGTCTGGCCGATGTTGAAACAGATCGAGACAAAGGCGTCATACTCATTCTGGGTCATCGGCTTTACGATGACCTCATCGACCGTCGATTCGTAAGAATTGAGATCCTGATTGAAGAGCGCGTCGGCCTGATCCTGAGTGATGCATAGGCCGGGCTTGGGCTCCGGCGGCCCGGCCGCTGCGGTGTGGCCAACGCCGATTGTCCATACGCCGACGCTGTCGACATAGGCTTCGAGCTCGCAGCCTTCGCGATTTCTTAAAGTCTCGACGCCGGCGTCGGAAATTCTCATCGGAGCGCTCTCCGCACCTGCTCGCAGGTCTCGTGCACCGCCAAAAACTTGCCGGAAGTCATGATCAAAACGCAGCGCGTGCCGGGGCCCCAATGCGCCCCATGCGCCACGTCCCGGATCGACGAGACTTCGTCCGGGTTGACATAGACATGGTGTCCGGTCGGCCCAGTCAGATTCACCAGGATAAGCGCGACGATCAGATTGGCCGCCATGCTTCACACGCGCCCCTTCCAGACTCGATATTGCTCGTTCGCGCTGTCATTTAGCCAATGGTCGAGTTCATCCGGATCCATTTGCAGCACCCGATCGGCGTGCACCGCCGGGATCGACGCCGCGAGCCTGTTGGGCCCATGCTTGTTCATCAATTCACGGTTGCGGGCGATGCCCGTCATGATCTCGTCGATCCGTTGCTCGGCATAGACCGAAACCTCATCTGGCTTTTCGTCCTGCCAGACGAGCGTACGACGGACGCCATCCCGATCTTGGTAGGTTTTGCGATGTTCGCTCATGCCGATCCTCTAGGCGTCACGCCGACGACCAACGCGATGCGCTGGATGAGGTCTTCGAGCCGCGCCAGAGTTTCGGAAATCTGGCGCAATTCGGCGACCACTTGCAGCGCGACCACGATTTGGTCGTCAGTCGCCGCCATTACGGCTTGATCGAGTTGAACAGGATATGCGCCAGCGGATTGCGCATCTCGATGCCCCATTCGACCACGATCATGCGCGTCTCCGCATCGCCGACCCGAGCCATCAGGAACTGGCGGAAATTGCGGAAAAAGGCGAAGGCAAGATAGTCCTGATCAAGCAAGAGCCCGACATCGGTCGGAATCCAGCGCGACGGGGCGACTTTGATCCGGCCGAAATCGGTGGCGATCACGTCGACCGTCGACACCACTTCCGTCTTGCCGACCAGGACTTGGGTGGTCGACCGGCCGGTGAAGGTTGACACCGTCCGTTTCACGCCAGGCGGCACGATCAACAGGGTCGGGCTCGCGCCATTGATATAGGCCTGCTGCATCGCCGCGCCGAGCATCGCTTCGGTGATCTGCACCGCGGCGCCGGGCGTCGGAAACACCGCCGTCGCCGTATAGGCGCCCGGCAGCGACGTTCCGGGCGCGACGGCGCCGTTGACCGCGCCGGTGCGGTCGGTGGCGCGCCCCAGCCAGTGGCAGATGGCTTCGGTCGTTCGGGGCGTCGGGGTCGAGTCGTTGCCGGCGTTGAGCGCCTGACGCGAGCAGGCGATCGTCTCCAGGTCGCTCTTTAGCACTTTGGCGGTCATCGCCATCTGGTGGGCCATTTCCGACGATTTGCCGGCCGCGTCCACTTCTTCTTGCGAACCAGAAACCGTGGCGTCCCGCTTGCTGATTTGCGTAGCGTTGCTTTGCCTTAAGGTCGGCTGCGCCGGCGAATTGAGCAGCAGGAAACCTTCCGGCTGCGCATTGTTCGGATCGACGGTCGGCAGAAATTCGGTCTGCCAGTCGAATGTTCGATTTTTGGTGGTTCGGCGCTTAGAGCCGGACATCACCGGCGTATCAAACGGATCTATGTTGTAGATCGCGTTTGACAAGTCTTCGCGGTTACCAGTCGCGGAATAGGTGGTAAAGGCAGAGGTTACCTTACCCGTGCTTTCGACATTGTTAACGGCCATGATTGATGCCTCATCTGATGAACTGCTTCATTACTAGCGCGGCGTCATCCAAACGCCCTGTCTTGGCCAGTCTTTTCTGCGCGGCATCAATCTGTCGGCGTGGCGCATTCCCTATGGGCGTAGCGCTACCGGGTATCAATGTCTTGCCACTGTCTGGTGAAACTGCCTTAGGCGGATGAGCCTGAGACAGGTCGTACAATGCCGCCTTCCGCAATACCCTTTGCATTCTGCGGTCGTAGACGGCATGGATTTCTGCTGAGGAAAAGCCTTCTTTGAGCGCATAGTCGTGCATCATCGCCACGGCTTCGTCGACTTCTTGCTTGTTGCGAAAGCCTGATTCCGCAACAAACTGGCTCCATTCCCTCACGGCATAGTCGTTGGCTTGCTTATCATACTCCTGCTGCTCTCTGGCTCTTTCCTCAGCCATAGCCTGCTGAATCATCGCCCGTTTGTGATAGACGCTCTGGAACGCCTTCTGATTGTCGCGGGCCTTCTTGGCGTCGATGGCGAATTCCTGATCCCAGTCCGGCTCCGGCGGCGTCATATCAGCCAGAATCCGATCAGCTAGGATCAGCTTGTCCTCCAATTCCTGCCGCTTGTGGCCGATCGTCTGGATTTCGCCCTGCACCGCTTGGCGAGCCTGGTCGACTTGAGTCATCCGCTGGTGAAAGGTCTGCTCGCGGATATAGCCTTTGACGCATTCATCCAGAGTGACCGGCTGCGGCCGGCCGTCGATCGTCACTTCCAGCTGTTCGACCGGCTTGCCGTTGCGGATTACCTGCCAGCTTTCGGCGTCCGGCTCTGGTGGCCCTTCGGAACTGGGCCCTTCGTCTGATTCCTGAGCGTCTTGATCGTCCCCGGTCCGTTGGTCACCAAGCCGCTCCGGCTCCGCTTCGGCTCCCGCGTGTCGGTCGTCGGCGGCGGCATGCTCTGATCCCGTCCCGGCATCGCGACCATGTTCTTTACCCGGCCTTTGACGGAGGGCGGTCGTTTGTCGAGCCCCTTCGGCATCCCTTTCGTCAGTCCAACCATCGGCTGCCTTCCTTTCATGGGCGGCGAGACGCGGATCGTCGCCGCCGTCGCTCAGATCTCCGGTTTCCGGATCGCCTTCGAGCGGCCGCGGCGCGAACATCGGCTCGGGCCGTTCGCGCACCTGAGTGAATCGCCCGGTGTCCGCGTCGCGCGATCGGTCCGCAATCGGCGATTGCGGCTGAATCTCCGCCCGAAACGCGGCGGCGGCGTTATCGACGCCCTCAGCCACGGGCCTGCCTCCGGCTGGCGGCTTGGTAATCGTTGATGATTGTCTGCAGCATCGGCTTCAAAAGCTCGATCGCCTTGTACAATTGCACGAGTTCAAGTTTGCGCGCGTCCGGCGTCCGGTTGAGCACCATCTCAGCCATGACCAGCTCTTTGGCTTTGCTCAGCGCCTCATTGAGGATGGGGTCCTCAATGAGATTACGCGCGCCGAGCGCTTTTTCGCGTAAGACTTGAACGTTGTCGCTCATTCACGAACTCGGCTTTTTCTCAACGGCTTATTGAGAAGGCGTCGGATGCGGACCTTCCGGCTTGATGATGCCGACGGTGATCCAGCCATCTTGCTCCGTCCAGGCCGCATGCCATTCGATCTTGCTCGTATCGGTCGGCGGTTCGACCGGCGGGTCGGTCGGATAGATTGGGCCGCCGCCGACGACCGGCGGGTAGCCAGGCTTGTCAGGGAATGGCCCGCCTCCTCCGATCGGATGCTCTGGATGCGGAGGAACGTTGGGGAAATTTGGCGGCTGACCAGGCATCGGTCCGCCGCCGACGCCTAAGCCGGTGATGGTCGCCACGCCGATGATGGTGACTGCGCGCGTGCCAGTTTCGTCTGTTTCAGTGCCATTAATCGTTATTGGTAGGCCAGCCATTTCCATTCTCCTATGTTTCATGCTAAACAGTTAGCGTGAAAACTCTTTGCGCCAGCTGCGGAATCAGCCAACGCCGCCCGCACCATGCGTATTGCCTCACCTGTCACGCAGCCTATCAGCGCCAATGGCGCGCAAAACATCAGCGCTCCAGTGCGGAAAAGCTGAAAGACGCTTGCCGTTCCTACGCCTATGTTTACTTGAAGCGCGGCAAATTGACCCGCCAGCCATGCGTCAACTGCAGCAGCGAAGTCGCCCAGATGCATCATCCCGACTACGAGAAGCCGCTCAACATCGTCTGGCTCTGTCGCCCATGTCATCTGGCGCTCCATAGGGCCTAGGGCTCTTCGATCTCGTTCAACACCCGCTCGGTCCACATTTGCGCGGTGTGCAAGTGGGTGAGCGCCCGTTCCGCCGTCTGGCTGAGCTTGGAATCGTCCTTATTGTGCTCCTGCACCAAGTCGATCAGCTCGGTGAATCGCTGCTCGACGAAGTCGCGCTGCTCTTGCTTGGATAAATCGCCTGCTCTTCTAACCATTCTTGTTTTCCGGTTTGGGTTTCATCGCCGCCGTCGCCATGGCGGTCTCAGCCGACATTTCCGCCGCCTGACGCGCCTGCTCGGCCTTCATTTGGGCGATCTGGTAGTCATTCAGCATCTTTTCGCGCGCCAGTTGCGCCTGCGTCTGGGTATCGTGGAAATCGGTCGCGCCCTTCACATTGGTCGCGTGCACGTCGGCCGCGACTTTGGCGTGATCGGCGGAGGTGTCTTCCTGCGGCGAGCCCTGCATCGCCTGGAGCCCGGCTTTGGCGCGGTCGACCTGGATCTTCTGATGTTCGAACCAGGCTTTCTGCATCAATTGGGCGTGACGGTAGGCGTCGTCCTGTTGCTGCTTGTGCAATTGCAATTGCTGATCGCCGACGCCCTGCGCGGCTTCGGCCTTGACCTTCTCGAATTGCGCTCGAGCGGCGATGGTCATCGCGTCCGGCTCTTTCGGCTGGCTCTGGATCTGCTGCAGCACCTGAGGCGGCGGACGCTTGAAGTACCGGCCAATGTTCTTAATGTTGGCGATCGCCGCCATGTCTTCGATGGTGTTGAGCATTTCCGGAATGCCGACCACCGGGTTCTGCGGCCCGAATTGGGTGAACACCATCGCCTGATCCTGCTTGATCTGGCTCAGCGTCATCATCCGGACTTGATCGGAGCCCTTTCCTAGGGTGGAATTGACTTCGACGCCCATGGAGGCGTCGAAGGTTCCAGTGTCGATGTCGGTCCACTTGCCGTTGATGCGAAGCGTCCGTCTCTGGTTCGGGGCCTCCGCAATTTCATTATAGAGGCCAGTGAAAAGCTCCTTAAACCCGG